TGAAATCAACGAGCGCATCATGACCGGGGACATCTGCTCCGCCAAGTCGGCCATCGCCTCGAGCCGCATGAAGAAACTCCTGCACCACTATCACGAAGCCCTGCACGAGGACGGCGCCGTGAAGGTATCGCTCCAGGCCTACGCCGCCGCCGGCGGATGGGTCGGCATCACCTACTCCTACGAGCTCGACGGCTTCGAGGTCGCCGGATCACAAGTCCCCCGCCGCGTATGAGTATCGAAGAACTCAAGGCCGAGAACGCCCGCCTCAAGGCCGAGGTCGAGCGGCTGACCAAGGCCATTGATTTGACTATCATCGACCTTGATGAACGCCACGAAAGACAAGACCTTCGGGCTTGGGAGTTTGCTGAACTTCTACGAAAGGCCAAGGGGGTGCAGTCGTGAGCGAACCGAAGCGATACAACGAGGAGATGGTCAACATCTCCAATGGCGACCCTTGCGGTGAAATCGAATTCGATTATTCGGCAAGTATGGTCGAAGCATTTGAAGGTCGATGGGTAGCGTGGGAGGACTACGCCGAACTCAAGGCCGAAGCCGAGCGGTATCGTCTGGCAAGCCTCCGTGTCGATGTGAGTGAACTACACGCACAGTTCAACCGAGCATTGTTCGATGATACTATTGCCGAGAACGCCCGCCTCAAGGCCGAGGTCGAGCGGCTGACCAAGGCAGGGGATGCGATGGTTGACATGGTCGATTGGGAAGTGCCTTACGAACGCCGCAAGAAGCTAGAAGCAGATTGGAACGCCGCCAAGGAGGGCAAGCCCCGTGCCTGACATCCCCAAGGGCATCGAGAAGATCGCGGCCACCGTCCCGAAGCAGTACGCCCTGCTGCTCTTCCTGGACGGCTTTCCCTACGTCGAGTTCACGGCCCGCAAGCACGCCGACTTCCTGACCGACCTCAACGCCTGGAAGCGCAAGACCTACCCCTCCTTCTCCCGCTCCGTCGTCCGATTCTTTACGCTCGCACCGACCGGGGAGCTAAAAGAACTTACCTTTACCAAATGACTAACCGCGAATACCTGAGGAACATCCTCAATCAGTTAGCCGGCGAAGTCGCCGCCCTCCGCCCGACCCCCGAAGACTCCGTCACCCTCGCCGGGTCTGATCTGATGCAACTCCAGATCGCCATCAATGAGGCCGCCACCGAACTCGAGCGCCTTGACGTCGAGAACATCGAGGAGGCCTATCACATCAAGCCGATCTATGACCGCATCAAGGCCGTCATCGCCCACGAGCGCGTCCTCCGCAATCAGCTCGACCGCGTGGCCCTTGCCGCCGACAACGCCATCGACCTCTGCAACCTCCTTTCCGCCCACGTCGAAGAGCACAACCCGAACGACGAAGACGAAGCCCTCTGAACCTTTCCCACCATGCCACAAATCCACGACCGCAAAGAATACCGCGCCTTCCCGGCGTTCAACCAGTCCGCCGCCAAGCACATCCTGACCTCGCCGGCGCATTATCAGGCCTACATCAACACGCCCCAGGAAGAGACCAAGGCCCTGCGTTTTGGAACCTTCGTTCACTCGGCCGTGCTCGAACCGCACACCCTAAACGACCTCTACGCGACCGCCCCGGACTGCGATCGCCGCACTAAGGAAGGCAAGGCCGCTTGGGCTGAGTTCGCCACGGCCAACGCCGGCAAGACCATACTCGACTATGAGGAGTCCGCCCTCGGGCATCTCGTCGCCTCGTCCGCCCGCTTCGCCCTCAAGCGCCTCGGCGTGGAGTTCGACGCGACCGAGGTCATGTATCACGTCGACTATAACGGCGTCCCGCTCAAGGCCGCCATCGACGGCGTGGCCGGCGACTACCTCTGGGACATCAAGACCACCGACGACGCGTCAGCTGCGGGCATGCTCAAGGCGATCAGGAATTACCGCTACAACCTCCAGGCCTATTGGTACCGCCTCGTCTACGAGCTCGCGACCGGGCGCCGCCCTCTCGGCTTCCGCTTTCTCTTCATCGAGAAAGAGCCGCCCTTCGCCTGTTCGATTTGTGAGGTCGGCCCTGAGCTCATGTCCTGGGCCATCGCCGACTTTGAGAAAGCCGTGACCCTGTATAAGGAATGCACGGCCTCCGGCGTCTGGCCCGCCTACACCGAGGAGATTCAGGTCATCGACATCAAGAGCACGACCACCGCCGCCCCCATTAACTTCGCCTAACATGGAACCCAACAACGACCGCAAGCCCCTGAAGTCTATCGAGACCGCAGGAACCTATAAACTCAAACTCATCAAGCCCGCCTTCGACAAGATCAGGCAGTGGGAAGACGGCACCGTCTCCTGCCGCCTCTTCTTCCTCGACGACCAGGGCAACTGCCTGAGCAAGTCCTTCTCCTCGAAGTGGGGCAAGCCCCTCGCGATGCTCGTCGGCAAGTTCTCCGGCAAGTTCACCGAAGAGCTGCGCATCGACGCGACCCCCGCCGAGTTCCTCTTATACATCACCCCGGCCTGTGGCAGGACGTGCCTAATCGGCGTCGAGGCCGAGCCGTCCGGCGAGTACAACGGCAAAACTCAATACAAGTACAAGCTGACCTACCCTAAGGGCAGTCAGAAGCCTGTCGTCAACGACCTCCCCAACCCCGAAGACGTCCCGTACTGATGAACAACCTCGCCAAGATCCGCGAGGCCCTGGTCGACGCGCTGCTCAAGGCGCCCGACCTTAACCTCCGCCGCGTGCGTCGTAAGCTCGGCATCTCCGGCCGCCAGACCCGCATCGCCTCCCGAATCGCAAAAGCCATGCGCAAGGCCTCCGCCGCCGCATGACCACCATGTCCGCCCCGACCCTTGTCCTGATCTCCGGCTTCGCAAGGGCGGGGAAGGACACCCTCGCCTCGGGAATCCTCGAATGGTCGACCCGACCGTCTCGCAAGACCAACTTCGCAGACTATTTAAAAGACGCTGGGAATGACTTCCTCATGTCCCTAAACCTAGAGGGAAACTTCCACGACGATCGCTTCAAGACCCTACATCGGGACTTCCTCGTGGCCGGCGGACGCCTCGCCCGCTCCCTGGACGTCGACATCTTCGCCAAGAACCTCGCCAACTTCTGCCCGATCCAGATGGCGCCCGGTGAACTGGCCCCCGAGACGGTCGTATGCAGTGACCTTAGATACGCTAACGAGGTCTCCGTCTGTCAGGACGTGCTCATCGACCTCGGCTGGAAGGTGCGCACCGTCTACGTCGCCACCGCCGGCATCGGCCCCGCCAACCAGGAGGAGATGGACAGCATCCTCGAGATCCGCGAGAAGCACGCCTTCGACCTCGAGCTGACGTTCGCCCCCAACTCGCGGAATACGATCCTCATGGAGGGCCGCTATATCGCGAAGACATGGAGGCTCTAGTAATGAATGACGACCTGAGCATGGACGAGCGCATAGCCTGGGCCAGACGCTCAGGCCTGACCGACGAGCGCATCGCCTTCCTGCTCGCCTGTCCCAAGTACACCCGCACCGGGCGTAAAGACCAGCCCGCCTACATCAAGACCGACAACCCTAACCACCACCTCCAGAAGCTCGGCGACTGCTGGTGGCTGCGCATCCGCCGGCGGAAGACGAACATCGTCCACAACCTGGGCAAAGACCTCGAGACCGCCCGCAAGAACCGCGACGAGATGCTCGCGGCCTATGACGCCGGCAAACCTATCCCACACCTCGACCAATGAGCACCCCTACCCGCTTCGTCGCCTTCGGTGATAACCATGGCGACATGGCCGACGAGAACGCCGTCGAGGCCTTGGTCGAGTTTATCAAGGACTACAAGCCGACCGTCCGCGTGCACCTCGGCGACTGCTTTGACTTCCGATCGCTGCGCCGTGGAGCCGGGCAGGATGCCGAAGGCGCTGAGTCCCTCATCTCCGACATCGAGGCCGGTGAAGCCTTTCTTGAGCGCACCAAGCCCACCGTCTACCTGATGGGCAACCACGAGCACCGCGCCCAAGCCCTCCAGAACACCTCCGGCTCCGCCCTGGTGCGTGACTACTGCGCCGACCTCGAGGCCCGGATAAAGACCGCCGCGAAGAGCTGCGGAACCAAGACCATCCTCCCCTACCACGCCGAGAAGGGTGTCTACCGGCTAGGTCAGGTCGCCTTTATTCATGGTTACGCCCACGGCCTGAACGCCACCGCCGAGCAGGGTAAGCATTACGCCGACCGCGGAGGCGCCCTGATCCACGGCCACACGCACACGCTCGCCCAGGTCAACCTGACCAAGGCCGAGGGCGGCGCCGCTTTCTCCGCCGGCTGTCTCTGCCAGAAAGACGCCATGGCCTACGCGTCACACCGCCTAGCGACCTCCCGCTGGGGGTCGGGCTTTGCGGCCGGATGGGTCGATGGCAAAGACTGGAAGGTCTGGCTCGTCCACCGCGTCGGCTCCCGCTGGGTCTGGACAACTGACCTCAAGGTCTTCACCCCGAAGGCCCGATGAAGCGCTTCGATGCCCACGCCCTCGTCGCCGCGATCAACG